AGAGGGGCGACCAACCCTGCCGAGGTTTAACTTATGTGAGTTGTTGTATTCATTTCTTAAGACAGAAGGCAACAGAGCCTCAACAACTTCAGGCGCATAGTAGTAAAGGTCAGAGACATCATAACCAATGGACTTCGCCTTCCACTTCTGACAGTAATCTAAAGCCTGATTTCTAAGGCTACGATAGATTAGATTCTTAGCATCCTTCTCACCGAGTGCTTCCCATTCTTTAGTCTTGTTAGGGTGCTCAGAGAACCACATCCATAGTGCCTGTCTTAAGTCTTCAATCTCAACCATCTCAAACTTACGAGCATACTCAAGGGCTACAGTATCGACAACATAATCCCACTTCTTAATATCATCCCAGTTCATATTAGTTTTGTCGCCCATTGTGTGTTTAACATTCCTACTTTCTTAATTCGATTGTTGTTGTTGGCAAACTCAGTAGTCACAGGCAACCATTTATCTTGCCACTTCATATCTAGTTCTGTCTTAAGTATAGATTCTAAATCAAAAAAATATACCCCTTGCGGGGTGTAGTTTACATAGCAGGGCGTATAAGATAACTTACCTGCCTCAGTCATCAAGAAGTCATACTTGTATTTCTCGATTAGCAGTTCGTCGTAGTGTGTCTTTCGTGATTTAAGTTCTATAAATAGTTTCTTATCATTTGAGATACAATCAAAGCCATCGAACTCAGACTCTGACCTGGCAAGGTCGGGGTAGTGATTGGTCTTTAGCCAATCAAAGAGTTGTTGTTCATTCATTTGTCCCATTTATTTCTTAAGACTAGAAGACCTATGATTGCGTAGTTCGCCATATCTTTGAACGAGTCTTCGAGTGATTCGTATTGTGGATTGGACACACCTTTGTCGACAAGGTTGTTAATACGCGCCAACTTGTCGTGCATACGTACTCGCAATCCATTGATAGGTCCACCTGGTGATTCTGCAATATTTTTCGGACCGTAATCAAGATGTTTCTTGATGAGAAGTTCTTGGAGTTCATTAAATGTTTCCTCTACGTTCGTGATGAAAGCAGGGGTATTGAGAGGATGACCGTAAGCATCCCGTCCTGAGATTTTATCGACGTAATCTTGTATCCCAAATTTGCCAGATGGGTTGTAATCTGCCATATTTCCTCACGTTCTGCTCTCGTTGTCATCGGGTCCCTTTTCTAGTAGATGTCTTAAGGCATCATCAAACTTCAACATCTCGTTTTCCACAACTACATCCTCAATTATCTCGTCAAGCCCAGGGAGCCCAGACTCTGCTGCAAATAGTGTAACATATGTAGATTGTGTTATTTGTCTGATTTCTTCTGTCTTCTCTGCTCTGTCATATATAAATCTTAACAACGAACCAATCATTAACTTAACTCCATTAGGTAGTATGAATGATGGGTCGAACTCTTCATCTTGCTCTAGGAAATGGTCGACATATTCAAAGGCATTGTCAAAGGATTCGCCACACTCATCACAGTATCTGTCTGGTTCAAAGTCCACTAAGTTACCTTTGCTCTGATTACTTCAGCCCCGTTGGTAGTATAAAACGAGTTAACATCTTCTCCGTCGGGGAACTGAACGACAGTAACCGGAAGTTCTCTTGCAAGACTTGAGGCAAACTCTCGTCCTGGTTGGTCCCCGTCGGCAAAGACAAAGACTCTTTCAAAATCGGCGAGAAGTCTCGTGTAATGTTTCTTCCAACTATTAGCCCCTGGAACACCAACACAAGGAATGCCAACACAAGCAGACATAGTGAGAGTATCCAACTCGCCTTCACAAACACCAATAAAATCACCTGCCCGCTCAACATCAAGAACATTATACATTTTAGTGTCCGCCCCAGTGAGTCCCATATACTTCGGCTCAACTGCGGGATTAAGACTACGAAATCTAAGGTCAACAACACCGCTCTTTGTAATATAAGGGATACTCAACCTTCCTTGATACTGTTCGTGTCCTACTTCAGGTTCCGCGACTACGCCTAATCGAGCCAGCCGTGCTACTTCCAGAGGTATTCCTCTTTGCTTTAGGTAGTCTTCCGCCAGATGAATACTTCCCGCGTACTTCTCCGCTGCTTTCCCCAGTAATTCTTTCTGCAATGCGCTTTGCTTCATTGATATTCACATTCTCCTGTCTTGCGATTATTTGTAAACTGTTTCCCTGTACGCCACAGGCAAAGCAAATGAAGATGTTCTTGTCGAGGTTGGCTGTCCCACTCTGATGAGTGTCCGAATGGAATGGACATCTGAGATTAACCTGCCCGTGCGTGCTTCGTAAGTTCGCACCGTAGTGACGAAGTACGTCTGCGATACTTGGTAAGTCTCCATTTATCTTCTCTCTTCTAGCCATTGTTCCAAGTCCTGTATAACCCACGCTTTATTCACCCCGTGATTGCGTCTCTTAACTATAACAAAAGCAGGCGGTGCTTGTGATAAGCCACGAGCCTTAGCATAGTTGATTGCTTCTATCTTAGCCTCATCCCAAAACTCAGGAAGGTCTAACTTCTTTCTGTTCTTAAGTTCCATAATGTATGTCTTACCCCGTAAGAATACGTACAAGTCCCCCTCGTCTTTTGCTCCGGCTTTAGTGAGTCGCTCTGCTACTGCCTCGTTCTCACGAAGCCAACGCATAACGTCGGTCTCAAACTGTGCGCCTTTACGCCCGTTGGGATTAGCCATTATCTCGTAAGGCTGAGCCAAACAAAACCAAGGTCAATATCGATATGATACCTAGAAATAACAATGCCAACTTTAAATAAACTAAAGTTATATCCAATATTAAACCAAAGGTCTTTACCAAATAATCTAATATATTTATCACCAAAGTGTTTCATTTTATTTCCTTCCCTATATGTTCGACATTACAGACGTCTCATAGCAGACACGCATAAAGTCGTTCCTTGATATTGCGCCCCATATCTTAAATCGTGAATTGATATGAGGTTGTTGCCTATCGCCAATCAAGGTGACAAGCACAGCATAGTCAGCGGTAAATAGTTCTAATGCGTTAAAGATTAACTTGTCAAGAGTTGATGTCTTAACCTGAATTTTTTTATTGTTTATGACCAAGTCGTGACCTTCGTCTCCTCCGGTGAGAACTCTTTTGTCAACGGGAACTGAGTAGGCTTTTGCCACAGCCTTTTCTCCCAGATACCCCATAAGATTCACAGCCCAAGAGGTATTCTTTGCATCAAACTTCTTGTCTATAACCTTATGCTCTACCTTGTCATCGCGCATTTGGTTGACAAAGTCAAGGGCATCATCAATCTCTTCCTGACTTAAGACAATTTCCATCAGTAAGCAGACTTATCCTTTTCCAAGATACGGATAGCCCAATCTAAACCATCACATATTCCTTGAGTATATTCATCCTGAACTGCAACCTTTGCAGCATCAATCTTCTTAATGCACGTGGCTATATGTCTTAAGTATTGAGACTGTGCTATCTCCTTTGCGTGAATCTCTAAATAGTCGTCGTCCATTATTGCTCCTATGCTGACTCGGGGATGTCTTCTATATACATAAACTCAGGGTTGAATGCTAACCACGCCGTAAGATTAGCGTTCGCATCCGCTCTACCGTACCGATTCTTGACTGGCGCAACTGCCATAGCAGTTCCGATGACGCCGAGAGTACAGATAAGCGCAGGGAGTTGTGCAACCTTTCCTTGGAGTGCCGACCTTGGCTGACACGGTTTGCCTTCCACAGCCTCCGATGTATGATGTAAAACAATAACTGCAGTGTTAGTCGCTCTAGCAAGGAACTTCAACTCCTTCATAATTGCTCTCATTGAGGAGAACTCTTCGCCCCCATCAGTTGCAATATCCATCAAGTTATCTACAAAGATAGCAACAGGCGGGCAACCCCACAACTCTTCAAAGGCTTGAACCTCTTCGTCAATATCCTGAAGGCTAGGACTAGATTCAAACGACCAGACAATATGACTACCCTTTGCAAGGGTTGCCTTGGTCCAACCTAAATCATTCTGTAATAAATGTTCGACATCAGTCTGATTCTTACCGCTAATCATTGACGCAAGGCGCATAGCCATTGTATGTGCATTGGTATCTGCTGATATGTACAACGTAGGAACTTTCATCTTAAGTGCTAAACCTAAGGCTAGTGTTGACTTACCTATACCTGGAGTTCCTGCCAACATAGAGACTTCTGCTCTACGGAAAACTATTTTGTTTGATTCAAAAGATTTGAAGATGTGTGGCAAAGGTTCGCCACCTATGTCGGTTCTGCCGATGCTTCGGGTTAGTGTTTTCATCTTGCTCCTGTCTTAAATTTGAAACCACCCACCACCTTCCCCGAATAGCAAGTGGTTTCAATTCTTATAGGTTATTAACTAACTGGTTTGACTCTTTACGCCCAAATAATTGGCGCGTGTAATTCTTTAGGAATTTTCTCGCCCGACCATTTAGGTCCCGCCGCG